GGCGAGGCCGATGCAACCGAATGACACCTGGCTGGGCGGCGTAATGGCTGTGGCGCTGATCCTTTTTGTGCTCTGGTGCGCGCATGAGTAACGAAGCCCTAGCAGCGATGTGGCGCATGGTTGCGGCTATTCAGGCGAAGCTCAAGGAGAAGACACTGTGAGAGTCGAGAGAAATCCGTACAAGAAGCGGCAGGTCTGGACGGCCGCTGATGTCGAGCGCGTCAAGGAACTGTCCAGCCAATCGCCCGCGCTGTCGAACCTGGCCATCGCGCTGGAGATGAAGCGCAGCGAGCGGTCGATCTCAGAGATGCGCTACAAGCTCGGGCTCGCGCTGGTCACGGTGCGCGGCAAGGGCGCGGCGAAGCGTGTCTGCCGGAACCGTGAAAAGGAGCGGAGCCGGCCTGTTGAGAGCGCGGCGTTTGTCGAGCGGCTGATGGCGGCCGCGGAAAGGGTAAAAGCATGAGCAATTACGACGACTGGAAACAAGAAACGCCAGAAGAAGAAGATTATCGCATCGGCCCTTTAGGACGAAAACGCCGAGCCCGCGCCGAGTGGGAAGAAGAGCACGCCGATTATCTTCTGGAAAACAAACGCGAAAACGAACGCATGGAGGATGATTGACAGACTTTGCCGCGATGATGTTTCGCACGCGCAACTTCGGGCAGGAGTCGGCGCACCCCGAGGGCTGGATCAGCAAGGACTGCCGCACCGGCCACCACCAGGACTGCAACGCCAAACGGTGCACCTGCTCATGCGGGCATGGGCTGTCGGATGAAGATAAGGCGGAAAGTTGACTTTCCGCGCAACATCGGCTATGAATAACCCATGCCCTCGCGTAGACAGCACCAAGCAGAGTTCGTGGCCAGAGGTATCTACTGCATGGAGCGCGATTTGAAGCTCAAAGCCGACAAGAAGGCTGCCAAATCCGAAGAGATTGCCCGACTCATAGAAAACCGGCGGAAGCGGCTTGCCGGAACCGTGGTAAACTCAACACAACAATGATCCTCGCCACGACAACCCGCGTTTCCAAGTTGGCGAAGAGGGCGGCGTAGATGGCACAGCGCGGAAGGCCCAGCACCTATTCCGCAATCGTGGCCGATGCGATATGCGATCAAATCTCTCTCGGGCGTTCGCTGATCCAGATTGCGTCCGATCCTGATTACCCCTGCGAAACGACGATTTACAAGTGGTTGCGAGATCGTGATGATTTTGCGCAGAAATACGCGTGCGCGCGAGATATTCAGGCCGAGCATTACGCCAGTGAAATCATAGCTTTAGCGGATACTCCGGTTGAGGCGCGCAAGATTGTCATCAAGCCCGACGGGAGCGAGGAAATCACCATCGGGGATGCGGTTGACCGAACGCGACTCCAGATCGATGCTCGCAAATGGTACGCGTCCAAGCTGGCGCCGAAGAAGTACGGCGACAAGATTGGCGTTGAGCACAGCGGTGAGCTGGGAATTGCCCTTGCGTCCCGCATTGCGTCTGCGCGCTCTCGGGCTGGAGAAAAATGACGGCCGAGGAGATGCTGCTCACAGATTTGGCCACGTATACGCGCGATCCGCTAGGATTCTGCCTGTATGCGTTCCCCTGGCGCGAGGACGGCGATCTGGTCGACTCAGACGGCCCACGCAAATGGCAGGCCGATATATTACGAGCAATCAGCAACCATTTGAGCGGCCCGGATCGATATACTCCTCTGCAAATAGCCGTTGCATCGGGCCATGGCATTGGAAAATCAGCCCTGATCGGCATGATCTGCAATTGGGCCATGAGCACCTGTGATGATTGCCGGATCGTGGTCACGGCCAACACAGAGGCGCAGCTCGCAACCAAAACCTGGCCGGAGATACTCAAGTGGTTTGGGCGCGCAATCAATGCGCGCTGGTGGTCACAGACCGCCACAAAGATCGGCAGCCGAGAAAAGGGCCACGAAAACTCATGGCGCATGGACCGCGAGACGTGGAGCGAGAACAATACCGAGGCATTTGCAGGGCTGCACAATGTCGGCAAACGCATCGTGGCGATCTACGATGAGGCCAGCTCAATCCCGGCGAAAATATGGGAGGTCACGGAAGGAGCGCTGACCGATGAAAATACAGAGATTATCTGGCTCGCGTTCGGCAACCCGACACAAAATACAGGACGATTCAAGGAGTGCTTCGGGCTGTACAAACATCGCTGGATGCGTATGCAGATCGATTCGCGCACGGTCGAGGGAACGAACAAAACACAGATACAGCAATGGATCGAGGACTATGGCGAGGATTCAGATTTTTGCCGCATCCGCATTCGGGGAGAGTTTCCACGAGCCGGCACGTCGCAGTTTATCCCTGGGGATCTTGTCAATGCTGCCCGCAAGCGCGAGGTGCACAACTATCAGCGGGGCTGGAAGATACTCGCAGTAGACGTGGCTCGGTTCGGCGATGACCAGACGGTAATAGGGATGCGCCAGGGCTCGAAATATACGACGTTGGAGCGAGTCCGCGGGTTGAGCGTTCCGCAGACAGCAATGCGTGTCATGGCGGCGATCACCGAGCATGACCCCCGTGGCGTCATCATCGACGGGGATGGCGTCGGTGGCGGCGTAGTGGATTACGTCAACCTTCACCATGCTAATTGGATAGCTGCACATCCCATGTGCCGCTTCGTGGAATTTCATGGCGGTATGCCAGCAAACGATGGGTTCATGTACTTCAACCGCCGCGCCGAGGTATGGGGAGCAGCTAAAGAGTGGCTCAAGGATGCAGACATCCCCGATGATCCCGAAATCGAAACCGATCTGACCGCGCCGGAATACTCGTTCAGCTCGAAAAACCAGATCCAACTCGAAAAAAAGGACGATATGAAGAAGCGCGGGCTTGCATCTCCTGACAACGGGGATACAATAGCCATGAGCTTCGCCGCTTACACTCCTGGGAAGTCGCAGGAAGAACGCGATCAGGAGAGAGTGGCGGCTGCACCAGACCAACGTGCAAAGTTCCTGCTTCAGTACCGATTGACGCAGGAGCGGAATCAGCGCGAGTCGCGGGCGGAAGAACGACCGCCGGAGAATTGGGAATGACTGAATCGCAGCGCATTACAGCCGAAGATGTGAACGTCGAGAATGCCAAAATAGAGGCGATCATGGAAAAATACGCCATGAGCAGTGAGGACCGCATCGCCTTGATGGCCGCGGCGCGCGACTCTTTTGTTTTGGCGGCGGCAAGAGTAAGGCAGGCTCGGCAATGACTGAAAGCCAGCGCATCGTGCTCCACTGGAAGGCGCATCTCAAGGCTGCGGGCTGGCCAGAGGACGCGATCAGAGAGATCGTGCATGGACTGTGCGAGGCTGGTTACCGGGCCTGCATCGAGGAGATTCAGGCGCGCACAGCCAAGACGGACGCGCTTATTGCAAAGGTGGCGACCAATTGACCATCGAACTCTCTGAAGATGAGCTGATGACGCTACTCCAGGCAATGTATCACTACCGGGAAGAATACCGGCTCGGCGGCGATGAGTTGGATACGCTTTGCAAACTGAAAAAGGCTTTGGGCGCGACTGACGAGGAATGCGCAAAGGAGCACGCATGACCCTGCGTGAACTCATCATCGACTGGCTCACATCGTCTCGTTACGTCAAGTGGCTGGAGACGCAGCACCAGGAGCAGCGCCAGGATTACACCGAGCGCCTGTCCGAAAAAGACTCCCAAATCAAGCATTTGCGCGTCGAACTCGCCGGCACGAAGCTGGAGTGCGATAGAATGCGTGCAGTGCTGATGCCGTTCGGTTCGCCGTCCGGCTCGGCGTACGCGCAGAAGTTCGAGATCACTGCGACACCGCCCGTGGTTCCCGCGTTTGATGGCCCGGATGACTGGCAGGCGGAACTCAACAAAATGTACGAGAAGGAGAAGGAAGATGGCATACATGGCGAAGGACGGATTCAAGAGCACGAACCGAGCGCCGATGCGTCAGCATGAGCGCTCCATGGCGGCCAAGGGTGGCGGCGGTGGCCTGATGGGCCGCAGCGACCCTCTCCAGCAGCCCGGCCAGGACGGCGGCGGCGAAGAGATTGACGCCAACGATAAGCCGCTCCACACCGAGCATCATCCCGACGGCGGCCACACGACCGTGCACGAGTCCGGCGCCGAGAAGCATACCACGACCGCTGAGGAACTCGTGGATCACCTGAAGAAGCATCTCCCCGACGAAGAGCAGGAAATCGCCGACGACAGCGAGCCGGAGTACGAATAATGTACGGCACGAAGAAGGTCAATCTCGGCAAAGGCGGCTCCTTCAACATCAAAGAGGGGGCCATGACTGCTGCGGCCAAGCGCGAAGGCGTGAGCAATAGCGCCTACGAGCAGGAGCACAAGGGCGACTCCGGCAAGGCAGGCAAGCGCGCGCGCCTGGCGCTGACCATGAAGTCGTGGAAGCACTAGCATGGATTTCGAGCAGCAGAAGCCGATCACGGACGAGTACCGCCGGGGATGGGAGCGCATCTACTTGCAGCAGGAAGCGCGGAAAAGTGACAAACGCGCGATGCAATCGCCCCCTGCTGGTCGTGGGAGACGCGTGAGAGAAGACGACCAGCAGCTGAAGGACAGATAAATGCCTGACTCGAACGACAATCGCACCGATGCGCCGATGTCAAACAATGATGAATCTGATTTGACAAATGAGGATTTGTACGGAGAGTTCGACCCGGCCAGTCTCCCGCTCGGCACATTCGCGGCGTTCGATGTCAGCGACGAACCGCTCTGGACTGACCAGGATGGCGAGCATCAGCTCAACCAGGACCAGAAAAACGCCATCAAAGCGATGGTACAGGCTGCTGCCCAGGCCGACTCCGTTCCGCATCGCATCGAGATTCAGGGCGCATGGATGCTCGAACTGCTCGACCGAGGCCTACAGCGGATGCGCACGACCACTGGCGGCGGGTGGGAGGCCTTCTATGGGAGCCGCACGGCGTCGATGGGGATGTACGGCGCGCAACAGTCCGGCGGCTACTACGATACCAACGTCATCGGCGAGAAAAACGACACGATCACATCGCTCCTCTCCTGCGAGATTGCCAGTTCGACATTCTACCCGGAGAAGCCGGGCGACCCTGACGATGAGGTGTATGCGCAGCAAGCCAACTGCCTGAAGCACTTCATGGCCGAGGAAAACAACTACGGCGAGCTCCAAGCCGAAGTGGCGCGCTACGCTTGCACGGACGAGGCCTCGATTGGCTACACGCGGCCCGTCGCCGATGCGCAGCGCTGGGGATATGAAGACGAAGCGCCCGACGTGGTTCCCGAAACGGAAGATGGTGAAGACCCCGATGCGAAGAACGCAGCGCAGTCCAAGCGGCCCAAGATTCGCACGCTCACATCGATTTACGGCAAGCTCTCGCGCAAAGTCCCGCTACTGTCCAAGTCGAAAGCGGATTGGGCCTACGCCATGCTGGCGCATGAGATCGATATTTCTCTTTCCAAGGCGAAATGCCCGTGGGTGGCGAAGCAGATCACGGCGGGCGACCTAGGCATTGCCGAACTGAAGCTCGACCGCCTAGCGCGTCAGTCCGTGCAGATGGCCATGCAAAGCCAATACGCGACCGGCGATAGCCTGATGCGTGACGTGACCGAGACATATGTCTGGTTTCGCCCCGCCTTCTATATGGACGATTCCTGCCCCAAGGATCAGCGCTCATGGTTCTGGACGAACTTCCCCAAGGGAATGCTGGCCGCCTACGAGTCCGAAGTGTTGGCCTGGGCGCGCAATGAATCGATGGACGAAGTTCTGACTGAGTTCCACGCCCGCAGCGGAAACGGCCAGAACCGACGTGCGCTGACCGAGAGCTTCGCCGGTCCGCAGATGCGCCTGAATGTGCTGGTAGACCTGCGTGACGAGTTCTGCCGCAAGTCCATCACGCGCGTTGGGCTGGACTCGGCTGTCTGGAATGTGGACAAGATGCGATCGTCCAGTGTTCGCGCTGGCGTCTACGAGCCGTTTCTTATGCCGGCCGGCCAGCGACCCGCCACCGATACCGTCGTGCAGATTCCAGGCACAAGCGGCACACCCGACCTGACCTCCTTCATCGACTGGATCAGCGGCCCGCTTGCCGAGCAGCTGACGCACGCGCAACAGTCCATGAGCGGCAGCGGCGACCCGAACGACCCCCAGCAGACCGCGACCGAGTACAACCGCAAGGATAAAAACGCGAAGGCCAGCTTCGGCGAGTGCTGGCGCAACATCCTGCGCGGATTCGCCAACATCAACACGCAATCTGCCGCATGGAATGCGCGCGTGCAGCCGGAGGGGGCCAAGTTCGATTCCAACTTCCCCGGACTCGGGCGCGTTACGGCCGAAATCGGCAAGATGAAGTCCGGCGCCGGCGTGGCGCGCGCCGATGGAATGTCCGATTCCCCTGAATCATGGGCAGACCGTCAAGCGGCGTGGGAAAAGGCCATGAGCGATCCTGACCCGGCTATGGCGTCGATCAAGAGCGACCCGCAGAACATGGCGGCGGCCAAGCGCTTCATGCCGCCCGGTATGGTTCTCCCCGGCGTCGACGCGGTCGAGAAGCAGCAGGCGGAGTTCGATATTTTGCTCAAGACGGCGCCGATGGACAATCCGCAGTTCGTCAAAATTCAGCAACTCGTGCAGCAGGGCGGCGCGGAACTGCAGCAGGCGCAGACTATGGGCGCGCAAGTTGACCCGCAGAAGGCCCAGGCGCTGCAGCAGGGCCAGCAGATGATGCAGCAGACGCCGCCAATGATTTCCAGCGTGCCGGTGCGCGGCGACGGCAGCGAGAATGACGCAGTTGAAGCGCTGATTTGCCTCCGCATGATGAACTCCGCGGAAGGACGGCGGCTGGCTTCGAGCAAGGACCCAGACGACCAATCGCATTTCGGGAACCTGCATCTTCATTGGCAGCAGCACCAGGCCAGCGCGGCCAAGCTCGCGGCGCAGAATCAGCAGCCTATTCAGCCTAAGACCTCGCTCACGGTCGCAGTTGATAAGCTCGACCCGCAGGCGCAGACCTCGGCGCTGCAAAAGATGGGCGTTGCGACGACGCCGGAAGCAATTCAGCAACAGAACCAGCTTGCACCGCATGAAGTGACCACAACCGAGCGCGGCGTAGGGCCACTGGGAAGCGAGATTGAGCGCAAAACAAGCGTTGTAGGGAAATCAATCAGTTAGGACGGAGCAAATATGGAATACCCAAAACGATTCAAAGACTGCGCAGTCGACCTAAGCAAACTTCTGGAAATAATCGTACTTTCTGAAGGTCTGCGCGTGAAAGATTGGACCAATGGAGAAGGAGAGTATCGCTTCATCACTGCTGATACTCCACACTACGACTCTGCATGTTTCCTCACAACGCAGATGTATGCCATTGAGCGCATCAGCGACGGGAAAACCTGCACCTTTGAAGTGACAGGCCTGAAGGATGGCGAAGAGGTTCCACGGTTGGTGCGCCTGTATGAAGTTGTGCGCACAATCGACAAAGCAATCGCTTCACTTGAACAGTAGGACGGAGGACGAAATGGACGACGGAATGCAGTTGCTTCACGTATTGCTGGGAATTACAGGGTGGCACCTGTACGACTTCGGCGATCGCGTCACAAATATGCCAGTGCCGGACACAGGAATAAGCGGATTCTTGAATCGGAAGATATTTGGTATCGAGAACGACGACCGAACAAGTTGGAGTTTTCTGGTTATCCCAGCGCACGGGATAAGTATTAAAGCGCTTCTTGATCAGCTGGAGTATGCCATGGAGAACTCTCGCGGCGATCTGGAAGAGGCTATGCTCAACCCAATTGAGTACGAAGCGTACTAAAGAACGGAGCGAATATGCCAGAGGACGGAATCGCAGCAGTTGCAGAAGCGGTAGAACCTGTCAATGCGGAAGTTGACGCAGGGGAATCAACAGAGTCAACAGGCGCGGACGATGGCCATCCGAAGGTCAAAGAGGGCGAGCAGGACCGACAGGACAATCGTCATCAACCTGATGCGCTGAAGAAGCACATTGCTGAATTGCGCCGTCGCGCCGATGCAATGACCGATCCGGTCGAGAAGAAGGCGGAACTCGACCGGATCAAGTTTCTGTACGACACGAGCGGCAAGGCGCGCGGATACGAGCAGCAATTCCCAACCGTGCGCGAGGCCCGCGAAGTCAAGGCGCTGCTCGAAGCTGTCGGCGGCCGCGAGGGCGTGCAGCAAATGCAAGCCACGCTCAGCGAAATTGAGCAGGTGGATCAGGCACTGTCGGCCGGCGATCCGTCCGTGGTCGAGCGGATGTGGGAGGAAGCTCCCGATGGTATGCCGAAGCTCATGCCCGCGCTTCTCGACAAGTTTGCCCAGGCCAAGCCGCAGGAGTATGAGCGGTTTATCGCGCCGCGGTCAATCGGCTACCTTGACAACGCCGGCTTCCCACAGGCCTTTGACCGCATGGTGCAGCTCTATGACGCGGGCAAAACTGAGGACGCCCAGGCCATCCGCAATGAACTGATCCAATGGGTAACTGGCAACCGCCAGCAAGCGCAGCAGCAGCAGGCTGACCCGGAAGTCGAGCGTTTGCGCGCCGAACTGGCAAAGCGCGACGAGGGGCAGGAGCAGCAAAAGAATGAATCTGCGATAAACGAGGTAATCAATTATGCTGGTCCAGCAATTGATCGGGTGGCAGCCCCTATCATTGGAAAGTTTGGATTTACGAAGGATGATTTAAGCGCTTTTCGCCGAGCTGTCTGGAATCATCTTCAAGATACCAGAAACGAACATCCTGACTACAAGACAATTGGCCCGGCAAAAATTAGGCAAGGACGCGACAAATGGGTCGCATACGCGAATCGCTGGACAGATGACAACGCGGAAGCATCAATTCGTGCCGTTCTGAAAACTCCTCCATGGCCACGTATTGCTAGTGCTAAAACACCTGTGGCCGCCGTCACAAAATCGCCTGCGCAGGTTTCAGTCCAGCAAGGGAAAGAGCCCGCGCCGAGCGAAATTGACTATAGCAGCAAGGGATTACAGGCCGCGCGCAAGGCCGGCTTTAAGGACCTGGGCGACATGCTGCTGAGTGGACAAGCGCCGATGAAAAGTGGCGGGATTCGCAAATGGCGGTAGAATGAATTTGCGCGGAACCGTGGGTTCGATTCCCACCCTCGCCCCATGCTTCACCGGCTAAGGCTTGGATAGGCTAGCAAGGTCAGACCGCCGCGCAATTTGACAGGATGTGCTAATATTTCACCAGTAAGGGATGCCGCAGAAGTGCTCCCCGTCACCCGCACGTTACAGCGGATACAGTTTCACCCCGGAAGAGGAGCGCAACACTCCTTAAAGTCAATGGCTTCCAGGAATGCAGTAGGGCGAAAGCCTCATCTCATTTTCTGGAGCATTAAATGCCTACCCTCAATGAAGCAGCCGCAGAATCTATTGAACTGGAACAGGTAGGGCGTGAAATTGCGCTCTTGTGGCCGACTTTCCGCGGCCTTTACAATCTCTTCGAGAAGTCCGCGAAGAAAGTCAACATCGCCAATGTGACGCAGGCCGCCGGTGGAACCCGTTCCGCCTGGCGCGAAACCATGATTACGCAGGGCGCTTCGGGCATCAGCGTTGGCACCGGCGACGGTTCCTCGTTGGGCTCCGGCACTGGTTCGCAGACCGCGTCGTTTGCGATGGCGCCGATCTGGGCGTTCAATGTGACGCAGTACACCCGCCTGGCCGAACTGGCCACCAACGGCGCCGAGCGTGCGGTTGAATCCTTCACCAAGACCGAAATCAAGCGCTCGATCAAGCAGTTTTACAACGGCATCGAAGGCCTGATGAATGGCGACGGCTCTGGAGCATTTGACCAGATTCCCGCAAACGCCGTCATTACGACCGGCGGCTCCGGCAACACGACCGCAGTCATCCAGGGCATCCAGTGCGCGGCGGCGTTCGTGGATCAGCAGGTCGTGCAGATCTTCCCCTCTGAGGGCGGCTCGGCGCGCGGCTCAGCGACCATCAGTTTCGTCAGCGTGGTCGAGCAGAAGCTCAATTTCTCGACGGCGCTCCCCGGCGGCACCACGCAGGGCGATTACATCATGGTTGCCGGCGCATCCGGCGCGGTTGGTTCGTCCGTTCTCGGCATTCCGTACTGGAATACCAACGGCAACGTCGGCACCAAGGGCGGCCTGATCATGGCCAATTACCCTGACCGCCTCTCCACCCCGGTCATCAACTTGGGCGGTGCGCAGATTACTCCGAGCGTGGCGCAGAGAGCTTTCGTGCTGCTCACCCGCGCGCTGGGCGACGACGCCGAGGAACTGGAAAAGGGCGTTTGGTACGGCAAGCCGGACCAGCTCGCCACTATCGCCTCGCAGTGGTACTCGACCATCATCACGCAGAACAGCGAACCGAAGAGCGAGAGCGTATTTGATCGCGCCCGCGCTGGTATCGGCAAGGAGTTCGGCGAGCGCCCGTTTATCTACTCGAACACGGCCAAGGCTGGCCGCGCCGACTTGCTGTTCCCTGAAAACTGGTCGCTGGGCGAACTCTGCCCGGTGGGCCTGTACGACTTTGGCGGCGGCAACACGGTGATGCCGGTTCCTGACATCGGCGGAGCTGCGGGGGCAACCTACCTCACGGCCAAGATGTTCGTC